GAGACAGTAATGACAGGATAAAATATTTTGTTTTTTCTAAAAAATGAATACAAATACATTTTTTATTTAATTTACACTTATAATTCTCATCACTATAGTTATTTTTATATATAATATGTTTTAAAAATTCACAAAAGTTTTTTATGCATATTTTGAATAAAAAAATAAATTGAAATATTTAAAATTATATATTAAGATTACTTTTGGAAGGAGGCGATATTATGACATACTCAGTTAAAAGAAGAGCAGTTAGCTTTGGTGCTTTACTTGCAGTAGGTGGTGCTTTATTGGCTTCATATGCATTCTTATTAGGCATTTTACCTGAAATGAATTTAGTAAAAGAATTCAATTTATCTACTGTAGCAGCCGCACAAGTCTTTGCATGGCTTGACTATATCTCTTGGGGTGTTTCCCTTGTTGCTTTAATCGGTTCTCTTGGAACAGGTGGAGCAGCTCTTGTTGCTGCAGCTGGAGCACAAGGTATTAGAAAATACCTTACGGATCTAGCTAAAGAAAAAGGTAAGAAAGCTGCAATTGCTTACTAATTTATTTTAAATTAAGAAAGAGACTGGATAATACTATTCAGTCTCTTTCTTACATTAAATATAAAGAAACAATGGAGGTAGTTGTGGATATATTAAAACTTCTATCAATAGATTTTAAATTAAAATTTACAACTCAATATTCTGCAATATTAAATAGATTTTCTTTTACCAAACGTGTATCCAATAGAAACTTAATTTTTTGTAGTATGTTATTTAAAATATTCGTAGGAATTTTTATGTTTTATATTTCAAACGTTGTATTTAATGAGAAATATATGTGGAATATTTTATATACAAATGTTGGTTTTCTCATAATTTCTTGCTTTATAAAATCAATTACTTCATATAAAGAAACAGCAATATTAAAGTCTGACATATACATCTACAGTCTGTTTCCCATGGAGAAAGTCTACAATTTAAACATGTTTTCTTCTTTACTATGGGCGTTGTTTGGAAATATTAGTGGTCTATCTTTATTGTTTATATTGAACATGTATTTAAAAGGATTAGTATATACAATTCTTTCACTTACAAACTGTATGTTACTACTAATATTAATATTCACTTTATTTAACAAAATTTCCGCTTCCTATTTCATTAGTAAAATTCAAAAGCCAATAGGAGCAATTCGCTTTTTATTTTATGCTGTATTTTCATGCCTCTTTTTTTTCTTAGGTTACAAACTAGTAGATATTTTTAAACAACCATTTTATATAGTACGCGAACGTATTATTACGTCTAAGATTTTAACGGATGAAGATTATGCAGAGACAGTTACACAAGAATTTTTTAATTCTATTATTAATCCCTTGCAAGACAGTATGAATAAAACATTATTCGTATTAAAGTCAATTTGTGATTATGTCATTTTTTCACCGTATATGAGTTTCATTTTATTGCTATGTATAGCACTTGTGCTATCTATAAAAAGTAAGCCTTTACTAAATAGGTTTATAGTTTCAGTGAAAAATAAAAAAGATTTACTGTATTATTTCTCAAAACTATATTCATCATTTAATAGAAGAATATTTAAAGATGAGATTTTGGAATTTGAAATTAAATTATTGGAAAGAGAAAGGTTTTTAATTTCACCAAAATTCTTCCAAATGATTTTCTTTACATATGAATCTTTATTTTATATGGGACTTTTTGTGAACTTATTTCACTCTTCACATGATAATGCCTTAGAATATTTACTATTTATGGCGTTATTATTGTTAATCATGTTTAATCATTGTTTTGAATTAAGAACAGAGTACCCTCAATTATTTTTATTAGGTGCAATGAGAGAAAAAATTGTACTATTTCGTTTTTCTGGAACAGGCATATACCCATTATATAGAAGTAAAATTTCACTAATGTATACTTTAATGATTATTCCTACAATATGTTTGTTGCTAGTTACTATATATATGATGTTTATAAATATTACATATATCTTCGGGATAATCATAATATGTATTACATTCATATTAGTACCTATCGTTCAAATGTGGGCTACTACATTTTTAATTAAAACAGACTATATTACTTATATGGATGTAGGATCCACAGAAGAAGAGGAGCTTATTAATAAAATTCAAGCCATACCACGAAAAATATTAGTTCTACCATTATTATATTTTTTATATTTCTTATTATTTATGCCGATTCCAGTACAAGTGATATTTTACATTTTTTCTACCTATGTAATCTTTTATATTTTAATAAGTGGCGCATTTATATTTGTTTCAAAAAAATATGCTGTCAATAACATTAAAAAATTTGACTCTAAATGGGTAAGGTTGTGAAAAAATGAAAGCTAAACTTATAATTTTTCCTTGGAAGTTTTTAATCCTGTTACAATTATTATTATTTTTAAGTGGGTTTATTTACGGATGCTTCTCTGCAAATGATCAAATTATTAATTTACAACCAAAAGAGTTAGATACATCTACAGTTTTTAATAATAATATTTTAGTGCTTTTCAGTATTTTAGTTATAGGGACTTTAACAGGGGGGGTTTATTCCCTCTTTGTTGTAGTTTTTAACGGTGTAATAGTTGGTGAGACTTTATATACGATATTTAAAAGTGCAGGGATGCCCCCTATATTCACTGGATTTTTACCACACGCATTACCCGAATTGTTGTCCATATTTTTAATGTCTTCTATTACTTGCTTACCTATTTATATTCTAATAAAAATAAAAACCGTATCTTTTTCTTGGAAAAAAGTCTATTTAGAAATAGGAAGTGTAATTGTAATCGCATCGGTATGTTGTGGATTAGCATCTTTAATTGAAGGTTACTATAGTTCATTTTAAAAGGAGAATTTCTATGAAAGAAAACGAAAATAATTCTAGTTCATTTTTTAATACAAAAAAAAAGGTTGTTTTATTTAATATTGTTTCTTTATTATTTTTTAACACATTATTATCTACAATTATTTACAATTTCAAATCCTTTCACGCATTCAAAGATTGGTTAACTATAATGGTGTTAATATCAGCAATTATAACACCATTTATACTCATACTATGTTTTATTTTTACAATGTTTTGGTCATTGATAGGTCTAATGAATAAACCGGATCTATCCATAAAAAGAATGTATAGTGTAATATTATCAGGAACTTCAATCTTTTTGATTACACAAGCATTAAATTTTCTAACCATTATAAATTTTGAAGGAGATTTACCACAGTTTATTTTTGTAGTATTCTCATTACTAAGTGTTGGATTAGTTTGTATAGCGATGTATATTGGATTTACGAAATTAGTAGGGTTTAGTACGAAATTTTCAAAAATTATTTTATCCATTTTATTTATTATAGTTATCAGTTTAAATATGGTTCAATTATTTGGGGGTATAGGTATTGGCATATAAGATTCAAGTACCGAGATTACAATTTGAAAATAAAATAATATTACAGGAATCCTCTTTAATCATTGAAGATGGAAAATCATACTGTATCACTGGAGCAAATGGTTCTGGTAAAACTACGTTGCTAAATTATATGATGACAGGAACTGAAACGAAAATTTATAAGAAACGAAAAGAGATTGATTTGTTAGAGTTCAAAAGAAATACAGCTTTTATTCCTAACAACCCACCAATTTTTGATTTACTTACAGGATGGGAAAATATTCAATACATATGCTCATTGTGGAGAATAAAAGATAAAGATAATTACCTACAAGAGGTTAAAATGTACTGGGATTTATTTGAACTTAGTCAAGAATCTTTACATGATCAAGTACATACTTATTCTTTGGGAATGAAATATAAACTCTTTCTTATCTCTATGATCAGTCGTAATATTAATCTTCTATTATTAGATGAACCTTTTACAGCACTTGATAAAAATTCTCAACAAGAAATATATAAAATTTTAGTTGAATTTCTTGAAGGAGGCAATAGTTTAATATTTGTTACTCATATTGAAGAGTTTAAAAATCAACTAGGTGATTATATCTATGAGATTCGAGATAAAACTCTTTCAAAATTACAATAAAAGGAGCCAGTCTATGAATAAATATTATATAATCGCTATCTTAAGTATTGTACTTTCTGTTTTATTATTTATATTTAATTTCTATCAGACTAAAATAGGAGGAGTAATATTTGCTCTAAGTATAGGCGCAAGTATTAAATTTCTAGCTGACGGTGTATTGAATGAAAGTAAAAATAAAAAACACAACTAATTTTGAAATAGTATCTAAATATCATATAACATTTGACTACCCTAATCAGCAATAACTGAAAATAATAGAAAAGAAGCCATGAGAAAATTCTAAAAAGGGCCCTTTCACTAAATATGTCAAAGAAGCCCTTTTCCTTTTTTCCTATTTCACATATACACAGGCTAAATTTGCTGTTACATAATATATCTCCCCTTTACTATTATGTACTTTATATTGCGAGGAACCATCCACACCTACTTTCGCCTCAATTGTAAATCCTAATCCTTCATCCACAGTTCCTGCAACATCTTTATCTAACCAGGAAGGCTTTGAATAGAATCGTAAGTCATTCACTTTAGAAACTACACGTTTACCTTCCACAGATGACGATTCTTCTTTATAGCGAATGTATGATGAATCGTTATAAATCCACTGATTTCCTCCAAGATTCAACCAATTGCCTACTTTCCCCCAGACTTTATATGATTCACCTTTTTGTAATTTACGAATAACACTATTTATTGTGGATGGACCAGAACGAAGGTTTATATTGTATCCATCAATATACGCTACCCCCGCTTCATTCATAACACCAGGTACTTCACTTGGTTGCTTTGGTTTCGCTTCAACTGAAATAGAATTTCCATTATATGCTTTTAATACATCAGCACGAAACTTTGATTCTGATACACCATGACTGCGAAGATAATCAATCGGATCTTCGTGATCTGTGCCACCAAGCTTATACGTAATGTCTTTATGCGTCCACAATCCAATGGATGGATCAATGTTTCTATCACGTAACATCTTAGCTAGTAGCTTCACATATCTCTCATAGGATTTTTTAAATTTAATAGGGTCACTAGTTTCAGAGAGCTCTACATGTACAAATCGTTTATTAGCAGCAGGACCGCCACCATAAGCAATGTATTTTGTATCAGCAATTTGGATTGTTTCGTCCCAATCGACTGCATAGTGAACAAATGCATTTCTCCATGTACGAGACTCATATTTTTGAATGTTAATAGCTGGAGCTTCTGCAGTTGCTGTAGAATGTGCTACAACGCCCTCATAAGCACCTACACCATAACGGTATGGTTGTTTCGGTAAATCAGGAATAATAAGTGTTCTATCAGCAAAAGCACTTGTAGCAAAAGAAACAGCAAGTACTAGAATCATAAGGAACGAGGTAATATGTTTCATTGTCTTTTTCATTTAGCATCAACATCCTTTTTTATAATTTTTGTGTGGTCAAATAATCCACTTGCCGACAGTCCAATGATGATTCCTTGAAATACATTTGTTTTGATATCTCCGCCCATAAATAAAACGCCTAGCATAATGCCAAGCGTTAAATTGAGTAACGGAACATATTTTGTTTGTAATCCAATTGTTTTTCCAATCTGTGAAAGACCTACTACAATTCCAATCATTACAGTAATTTCAAACATTACATACCACCTCCTTTCATTAAGAAAGTGAGAATGCCACCAACAATTCCGCCAACTATAAGTCGCAAAATCCAGGTAGTATTGGCGCTGATTTTATCTAGTTGTTTGTTGATATTGATAATGTCTTTCTCGTTACCTGTTGTCCTCATTTCTAAACTTTTAATCTCTAAGCGAATGTCCTTAATATCTTGCTTTATTTCTTGAACATCACTTCGTACATCTTGTAACGCTTCCACTTTGACCACCCCTTTTTAGGCAATAAAAAAAGACCAGCTTATAGCTGCTCTGGTTTCTTATTTATTAATTGTTGTAGTAATAATTCTTCCAATCGGGCTATCCGATCTTCCTGACTAGCTACTTGTGATTTTAGACTAGATATTTCTATCTCCTGTTCCTGTACTTTTGTATCGACTTCTTGTAAACCTTTAATTCCAATGGATGCGTATGAGTACAAATGAATTCCCTTCCCACTTTCATCCACAAACATTTCATCACATTCATCTACGATTAAACCGTAGTATGTTTTAATATCTTCTGTTGTTAATGGTGGATCATTAGGGTTTCTCTCTTCTCTCATCCGGTATAGTTCGTTTACCGCATTCTTATAATTAAATTGTCTAATTTTAAGACTTCTAATTTTTTCTAAGGCGGAAAAAGAAATATCACGGATATTAGATTTATACTCCCGTAATGAAGGAGTCATAAAATTCCCTTGAACAGCGCCCCATCCATTTTGAGTAACAGATGATTTCAGTTGGATAACTCCTGTATATCCTGATGCTCGGCTATTACGTATAGTTACATTAGGTAATCTTAAATCAGACTCTGTACTATTATCTTCAACGACTAACGAAGTTTGATATAATCCAGGTTTTCCTCGTCTGAAATACCAACTTCCATTACCTGCATAAAATACATGGTAATCATTAGCATTTAGAACACTTAGTCCGTTTCTTTGCAACTCCCAATACACAGATTTTTGGACTGTCCCATCAACTATGCTATCGCTAATACCAATGCTCGCATAAGCTCCTGACCATCCGGCGCCTGCTTGAGACATAAATAAAGCGCCTGCTGGAGCACTAGTCTTTTCATCTGTTCCTAAAATAAAGGTGGGTTGTACTGAGCCATCTGTTCTTCTGTAATGGCCTAGAAATGATCTAGCTACTCCATTTTCATATAATCGTATAAATTGGTTGTCTAAACTAACATAATTGTTGGTGTTTGATGTTCTAATTTGGCAACCACTTAGCAATCCAGCTTTAATCCACTCAGCATTAACTTTACCAACTAAATCAATTACATCTGCTGAGATTTTAATTTTTTCTGCCGTTTGATTTATGGATGAAATAATACTCCCTTTTTCTACTTTCGAATCGATTTCATCAGCTTGAACTTTAAACTTAGCATTCATAGTTTCTACTACTGCATCGTCTCTACTATCAACTTCATTTTTTGTATAAACATTTTTCGCTTCTGCTTTTAATTCCAATGCTTTAGAAGTTTGGGTAAACTGAGTGTTCATTTCGGTCATTTTCTTATCGTAATCCTCTGTTAAAACACGACGCGCTATATCGTCAACTAACTTGTCATAGTCAGTGTAATCTTTAGGGTGTAATGTGAAGTAACTCGCTACCTCACCGCGTTGTAACATCGGCTTAGAGAACCACAATTCACCGTTTCTTGTTACGTATACACGTAGTTCCATTCTTACAGCGGTGTCTGGAACTGTTACTGTATAAGATGTTTTTGTCCATACATTATCAGCCAACTTGGTACTCCATCCCATTGCTGTTAACTGCTTGTTATTAATATCCCAACAAACAATAGCGCAAGATAAGTAAGGATTTTCATGTTCACTTAATTTCTTTGTAAATAGAGCTAAAGAAGCTGTGATTTTTTCTCCTGGAGTAACAGATATCTTAGTAGCCGATGTCACATTTGTATGAACGTTCGCCGTCTGATTGACCCCTATTAAACGCATTGATGGGCTACCGTTATATAGATTAGTTGTATCTACTTCAGCAGTGAAATTTGCGTTATTAGATTTATACCAATACTTGAATCCATCAGCAAATTCAGCATCTCTTATCAGCTGAGTGCTACCTAAGCCACCTGTATACTCCTCGACAAATTGACTATCAACTTTCGTTTGAATAGCTTTTGCATTGGCATCTATTTTAGAACTCTGTTGTTGTAATTCCGTTGTATGCCCTTGTTGAATTTTAGAAATATCCGATATATTTACTTTTAATCCGTCTACCGTTTGCGTTACATCAGATACTCTTTTGTTAGTTGTAATTATTTCTTTATTAGCATTATCCGCAGTCTTCTGGGCGTTTTGCGCGTTAGTATTAGCTGTAGTAGCTGTATTCTGCGCATTATTTGCAGCTTTATTAGCATCATCCGCCTTTGTTTCTACAGTGTTTACTTGCTTATTTGTCTCTGTTAACGTCGAACTAACTTTATCAACTTGGGTAATAATTTCAGCAGTCCTCTTTTTGAATTCTGTGTTGTTTACCAAATTTTCTGGAGCTATAGTCCAATTATCAACGATATTACCATTCGCTAATTTTACACCCGTTATATCGATTTTTTGTCCTGCAGTACTACTACTTTTTCTAAGCCCGAAATAAACCCGAACTCTTCCATGGTCAATCTTTACTTTTCCATAAAGATGATGCCATTTACCATCAGTCATAGTTTCATCCGCTTTAAAGAAAAAGTACTTAACTCCAGGATCACCTGACGCCCCATCCGCATTGTCTTTCACGCCAATAGTCGCAAAGCTACCATCAACACTCCTAACCCATGCCGAGATTATATATTCTCCTGGTAAAACGTCAAGATCCTTATGCAGCCACGTATCATTTGCATCAATCTTTTCAATTCTTGCATACTTAGAGAATTCAGGATGCCTCTCATTATCCATATCTCTTATTTCAACTTTAGACCACAATGTTCTCCAGGTATCCATACTGTCAATAAAATTAGAGTTAATAAGTACATTTCTAGATGTAGTTAATTGATTTTTTAACTCCGTCTGAATAGAAGTGATCGTTTGCTTTGTCCCACTAGCATCTTGAACAATTTCATTTGTTTTCTTTTGAACTTCATCAATCGTATTTCCTTGCGAATCGATTTTTTTATTCGTAACACTCAATTCTTCAATTTGTGTTTTGATATCTTTTTCTGTTTGAGTAATCTTAGATTCATTTTCAGTAAAACGTTTGATATAGTTCTTGTCATTTGCAGTAATTATATTTGCATTATTTGCTATACCTTCCTGCAATGCCTTTTTATCAATCTCATACGACTGTACTTTAACATGCCCCTCTAAAGCTTTATCAATTTCAGTTTTCTTGTAAACATCTTTGATATCAGCCTTATTTTTGATGTCAGTTTGAATTTGGTCCTTAACCCATTGTTGATTAACTTTAGAGCCAACTTCAGTTTGGAGTTTCTTAATGTCGTCCTCAATACCTTTTATATCAGCGTCTATGATAGAAGTATCAGGAGTTAATCTATCCCACTTCGTTCCATTCCACAGATAAAGGATCGGTTTTTCCGGGTTGTTTATGTCTAACCATAATGTCAAATCCTTAATAGGATTAGAGGGTGGTGTAGTGCTTTTTATAATTTTCGTTTGGAAATCTTTTTGTTTTATTGAAACTGCATCTGCGATATCCTTTGCTATTTGCGCTGCTTCGGATGCATTGTCAGCAATCTGTTTAGAATTGTTAGCCGTTTCTTTTGCTTCTTTTGCTAGTTTTTCGAGTTGTTCAAGGGTTTCTTTACTTGCTTTACTACCTAATGATCCGAGAATTTTATTATATAACTTTCTTAATTCTTCATTAGGATCAATAATTTCACGATAGTCACCAAATACATATTTATCTTGTAGCGGATTTTTAAATGATTCATCACCAGCGATTGCTCTTGCCTCTAGATGAAGTTTAGGTGTAAATCCAGTATCTTTAATTCGAATCGTATCGCCCTCATTAATTAACTCATGAGTTAATCCAAAAACACTACCAATTGATTGTGCTTCAACTTCATAAGATACGGATGTATTTACACGCTTTTTCAACTCCGTCTTCATAAGAGTCATTAAGCGTTTTGGATCCATGTCTCCGTTTTCTGTCTCGGGACTATAGAATCCAAATTTATGTTGCCCTTTCTCATTCCACCTTTGAAATGCATCGCTGTCCACAAGATAAGGGACACCACCATTTATTTCTGTAATAGTAACAAATTCTCCGCCTTCTTTTTTTACGAAACCTAATAAGGCTGTACAAATGTTTTGGGAGTTTTCAATACGTTTAATCCCCATTAAATCTTTACCAATGGTTATTTCTTTTCCTGTTTCTCGACCGCGCTTCTTTACCATATCCACATAACGTCCAACGACTTGAGAACCTACAACTTCAGCGCGATATTGAATTTCTAATTCAAATAAAGAAGCAATCTTTTTAAGAAAAGATAACGGATCAATAAATTCATCGATAGTCATGGAACGAAAACTAGCATACTCTAAATTTCCTTTTTGCCACTTCGTACCTGCAAGAGCTATATCCACCATTTCCATTACAGTTTTACCTTCTAGTTTTTGTGGAGGAATAATTCCAGCTTTGGCAAGCTGAATCCATTCACCTGATGCATAAGTGGTTACGGATCTATCATCAGAATTCTTTTCAATTTCAGTAATTACATATGGAACAATACGACCATCACGCACTTCTTTTAACACTAAATTTTGTTGCATAAGTGTGGATGAATGCCTTGTATTATCAAATACAATAAACTCTAATGTATCAATGTTATTTTTGATTTCCCAATGTCTTTTATCCCCCCAATAATCTGCTGGCTGGATAGATGCTACAATTTGTTCTGTTTTAAAATCAACAACATGCAATTCACCACTTGGCGTTCTCATCTATATCTCTCCCTGTAACTGATTGTAGCTGTAACATCTGGTGGCATAATATCAATACGATTGTCTCCACGAATGATCTTAGGAAACTCACTAAATATATCTTTAATATTAATAGCATCTTTTCCGTTAATCGTAACAAGGCTTTTTTCTGTATCAATAATTACTTTGTCTCCTGCATCGAAAATATAAGGTTTTGTATTAGAAGGGACTTTGTTTACCTTCCAAATCTTTAAATCATCAAACTGCATTTCGTTAACAGGCTGGTGATTATCCCACTTACAAAGGGCAATCATAACTTGTGCGATTTTTCGGTTTGTCATTGGATTACTGTTGTCCACATCGTTCCATTGTTCAACTAGGGAAGCCCCGTCTATCTCTTTACCATCTATAAATTTAGCTACATATACAGACCATTTTGTCCCTCTTCTAGCAATACGTAAGCGTCCTCGAAATTGATTGAAAGTAGATAAGTAATAGCCGCTTGTATCTACTAATTTCCGAATGCTATTAGGCGTTCCGCTATTCCCAATTTTCATATGTGCTTTTGTAATTTCTGCCGTTACGTATAAATCATTCATATTAATACGAGCTACCAGATTACTTGCCTCGTCCAATAAGAGGACTTCACAACGCCCCATTTCCTCAATATTTTTGGATTTTAAAGTCATCCATACCTCCATTTCAAAATCTTGCAATGGACCGCCTGGAATACTTTTCTTAGCTATTGCACCGTAAAATCCTTTTCCCTCTCCGTAATCTTCGCAATATAGTGCATAACCACCCCTCGATTTAAAACTACCTGTCCCTTTCATGTCATCAAATTGTCCAGTAACAGGAGTCCAACCTATAGGTGAAGCCATTTCGTCCCATAACACACGTTCACGCTCTTGTACTGATGATTCCTCCACAGTTAGGGGATAACCGATGCGGAAATAGTTTCGTTCTAAAGGATATTTACCAAACCATACGTCTAAAAAAGTGCTTGGTTTTTTTACAGTCATTTCAATTAATGCTGGAGCTTCTACGCTACCTTTATTTGTAAAATAGGAAGTAGTCTCAGTAGACCAGCTTTGTACAAATGGATGAGTTTGTACTTTTCCTAATTTATAAGGCATCGGACAAATGAATTTCAAAGTACCTTTTCCTAGGGTAACAAAATCATCAATATCAAAATCCTCATCAATAACAGCAATATATGTCCTATCTGGTTTTGTATCAAAAGTTAGCTCAGCCGCTTGTTCTGTAATAAGCCATTCTGCTATTTCTTCTTTTAACGTTTCTAAATCCGTCCCATCTGGAACGATAATTCCAACAGGTACAGGAAGCGGACGGGGTTCAGTATCTGTATTCAATAATCTTGCACCAGGATACCCAGGAACTTTTAAAAAATTACGTTTCAAAGGTGCCCATGTTGGTGGACTCCATCCTTTTTCTATTTGGATATATTCTTTTCGTTCGTTATTAAATGTAAAAGAACTCATGTTGACACCTCATTTCTTTATAAAATAAAAGAAACCCAAACCTAAAAGGCTGAGTTTCTTTGGTCTTCTCTTTCTTGATACTCTTTCGTATATCGATAAGTGCCACGTGCTACATCCCGTCCCTCTAGAACGACTGGAACTTCAACAACTAAATCGCCACCAAGCATTGGAAGTACTCCACCATTAGATGATCCTGAAGAGTAATTAAATACTTGATTTGTTACACTGCTTGTCATAGCTTGCTTACTATTTGACATGCTTCCATACACACCACTCATAACAGTTTTCAAGCCTGATAATTGATTCATAGAACTAGCCATCATACGGCTCATATCACCCATTAATTGATTCATAGTTCCAGTAATACCAAGTGATTTCTCACTAGAAGATAATGGAGTAACCGAAACTTTATTTCCTTGCTTTGTAAATAATTCTGGACCTTTTTCACCAGCTATAAATTGCCCATCGCCAAGTACATGCCCGCCTGTTGCAAGCATTGGTACATGTGGAATAGTTGGAGCACTAACACCTGGTATATTATTTAATAATTCCGCTGGTGTATTAAATCCATCTATAAATTTATTAATGATACGAATAATTCCGTTGATAGCTGTACGAATACCGCTTTTAATACCATCCCATACACCTAACACCGCTGATTTCATACCCTCAAATGCTCCACTAACTGCATTTGTGACCCAACGAACAGGAGTCATAATAGCCTCTTTCAAACCATTCCATACTGAAGATGCTGTTGACTTAATACCTTCCCAAATGTTTGAAAGCGTGGATTTAATACCGTTCCAAATACTACTACTTGTACTACTGATCATATTCCAAACAGTAGAGATAGCTTGTTTGATGTTATTAAATACGGAACTTGCTGTGGAAACAATTGAGTTCCATAAACTAGAAAGATAGCTTTTAATTGCATTCCATACCGCACTTGTAGTGGAACTTATCGTGTTCCACGTATTTACGATCCAGTCTTTTATTGAATTAAATATTGGCGTTACAAAAGCAACTAATCCATTCCAACATGATTGTAAGAAGTTCTTAACAGCATTCCATACAGTCATTGTTGCGGAACTGATTGTATCCCACACGGTAATGATCCAAGACTTGATTTGTTCGAAAATCGGCATGACAAATGCTACAAGCCCATTCCAACAGGAAACTAAGAAATTCTTAATCGTTTCCCATACAAAACTTGTAGTAGAACTAATGGTATTCCAGCATTCAGAAATGAAATTCTTAATACTTTCAAATATTGGTGTAGCAAAATATAAAATAGCCGTCCATATCGCCTGTAAGTATTGAGTAATGAAATTCCATACAGTTTGAATCACTGTGGAAATGCCATTCCAGATCATAGAGAAAAAATCTGCAATTCCTTGTAAAACAGGTGTTATAAATGCAACTAATCCATTCCATGCCTCTTGGAAGAACGTTGAAATTGAAGTCCACACTTCCGTGAAGAAGGTTGCTATTCCTTGTAAGACAGAAGTAAGGTATTCCACAATTCCATTCCAAATTTCCATGCAGAAATTAAAAATAGAAGTCCAAATACCAATGTATGCTTCTAAAATAGCGGTTCCCCAAGTTACAACAAACTCAACTATTCCATTCCATAAGCCTATTAAAAACTCCTTAATTGAGTTCCAAACTTCTGATGTAGATTCACTAATACTATTCCAGGTATCACTTGCCCATTGTACAATCCCGTCCCATATTCCTACTAAGAACTCTCCAATTGCATTCCAAGCATCAATGGTCCATTGCTTTATAGAATCCCAATTTTGATAAATTAGTACGCCCAAGGCAACTACAGCGGCAACAACCACAGCTATTAACGCTACCCATCCCATCATTGCAGCCCCTATACTCGATATGACGACAACAATCGGTGCTAAAGCCATAAACGCTCCTGCAATTACTCCAATAGCTATTGCAATAGCTGCCAAAGTAGCCGCTAATTTAGGATTATTAGAAATCCAGTCAGCTATTTTAGCAACAACGTCAGCTATAACTGCAAGAACAGGTTTAAGAGCCATTTGTAAATCTTGCATTGCTTTTTGAAACTTGACTGCTGGATTTGCATCCATTTTCTTAACGGAATCATTTAATTGGTCTTGATTCTTTTTAAAATCAACAGTTTTTTCTTTCGCACCTAGTAAAGTATTAATAATATTTTGTCCTTGATCCTCGTACATCGTACCGAAAAATTTAACACCTAATTCATTACGTTTTGTTTCATCATCAACCTCTGATAAAGCCTGTGCAATTTCAGTCATAGCGGCTGAACCTTCTTTACCACCATTAGCTACAGCTTGCCCCCATTTTTCAACTTGTTCTGCTGAAATTTTTGTACCTTCAAGAGCTTCTGTCATAGCTTTATCGACACCTTGACCAAATTCAGCTGCTTTAATACGACCTTCTTTTAATCCATCTAGCAAATTATCAATATTCCAGGTTCCTGTTTCAACCCCAGCTTCCATTATTGCTTGGACTTCTTCAGCTGAATATCCGGCTCTTGTAAGCTGTCCTCCGTATTCAGCAATGATATCTAATTGTTCAGGTGGAAATCCTATTTTAAGTAACGCGTCTGTCATACCAAGAGCGCCTTCTTGCGAAATCCCTAATTCATTGCCTATTTCGTTCACTTCTTGAATTAACTCAGTAAAATCTATACCTTCATAGGATTGTGCAACTGCGGCCGCTCCTTTTACAATCGCTGCATTTGCTTCATCACTTACGCCTTTATTTAAGGCCCATTGTCTGCGGACACCTTCTAAAGATGCTTCGGCATCCACTCCATAAGCTGAAATTCCTCTTACAGCTTCTTCTACTGATTTTTTTGAGGATTCAGGGACATCAAAAGATATATCAATTTTTGTTTGTAACTTTGACATATCCATTGCTTTTTCAATTGCGGTTGCAATTCCGCCACCAGCCGCTAAACCACCAATAACATTTTCTAATCCTATTTTTAATCCTTCAAATTTCTTCTCAGTTCTACCAGCTTCTTGTTGTAAATCTCTTAATTCATTTTGCACTTGCCTTATTGAGTTTCCGGCATCCACAGAACGAAGAGCACGTTGTAATTTATCAATATCTGTCCCTGCTCCTAATGCTTCACGACCAATAATTCCAATTGCTTGCTCTAACTGCTTACTTGTAGCCGTTCCATTTCGAATTGCATTCACAAGACGATTTCCTAATGCTCCTGCAAAATCATCAACACTTTTCCC